CGGGCCCTAGGGCCCGCGCTGGCGTAAGTCAAACACCCGTGCTATGCACGTTCACTACCCAAAGGAGCTCTGTTGGAGTTGTCTGACATTAAGACTTTACGGAGGGACTTGTCGAAGTTTTCCTTCGGCAAGTTTCTTCATAAGTCCTACTTCTATCTCAGCTGGAATCCTCTTTTTGAGGGACCTGCTGGTTCAGGAGAATATGTCAGCAATGAGTTTCAGGAGACTGAATCTCAAGAGAACCCTTTCTTCCTTACTCTGTACAAGTTCCACCCGGAACGTCGTGCAGGTGAGGATATTAAGGAGTTCGTAGATGTCGGATCGCCTTTTAAGACGAGTCGTAGTTTTGTGTCCGACGTTAGGGGGAAGCCTTTTAAAGGCAAGCCTCAGACGTACGAGATCCATTTCGACGACCGTAACTTTTTTGGCAATGGGAATGCGGGCTCATATTCTGGCCCTATTCTCCCGGTTGATCCAGCACCTCGCCATTTCCCCAGTCGGGAATTCACCTCAAGTAATGAGTTGAACCAGATTGGGGCGACGGCGATTTCGCTGTGTAAACCGACGACACCCGCAGCGTCTGTTTTTGCAGCGCTAGGCGAGCTTGTCAGGGATGGCCTTCCGGCTGTTCCTGGCATACAAGCTTGGCGTGAGTCTACACGTATATCTCGTAAGAGACAACGTGAAGCTCAGCGTCGTTTGGCCTTTAAAGGCCCCGCTTCTAAATATAAGCGGCGACGTAGCAATCCCCATCCTGGCAAAGTGCTAGGTGAGGAGTACCTGAACTATCAGTTCGGGTTGGCACCTACTATCTCTGATGCTCGGAAGATCTCCGAGGCCATCAGAAAGAGCGACGCTATACTTAAACAGTACGAGCGTAACTCTGGTAGAGGTGTCCGCAGACGCTTCGTCTTTCCAACAACAACCATCGAAGAAGACTTTGTGCCGGATACGGCTGGATCACCATATCCAGTTGGTCCTCCACTCACGTACTTCGACGATTGGAACGGTGTCCTTACCGGTCATCGTGTATCTGTAATTGAGACGTGGTTTTCAGGCAGCTTTACCTATTATTGTCCTCCGGCTAAAGACTACCGGGCGGCGATGTTTAGGCAAGTTGCCTTAGCCAATAAGTTACTTGGCGTTCTCCCGTCTCCAGATGCATTTTGGCAGTTGACACCGTGGAGCTGGGCCGTTGATTGGTTCACAAACATCGGGGATGTTATGTCTAACGTCTCCGATTGGGCCGATCAGGGTCTGGTCATGCAGTACGGGTACTTGATGCAAACAAAACGCATCACTGATACCTATACTCTGTCAGGGATTAAGCCAAGAGGCTATGATCCTTTGGCAGTTTCACTCTCGTTTACTTCTATAACGAAGCAGAGGGTGAAAGCTGATCCTTTTGGTTTTGGAGTTAGTTGGGACGGTTTGTCACCGTATCAGCTCTCCATCGCCGCCGCCCTCGGTCTTACTAGAGGGCGAAAAGGCAATACCGGTTAACCTTCTCGGTTGGTCGGTCACTACCCCTATGACATAAGTCTTAGGGTTAAACCGGCCCGTATTCAACTCACGGGCCAAAATCCGCAAAATGTAAGCGGAGTAGGAGCGACGTCTATGTTTACCGAACCTCTGACAATCACATTTCCCACGGGAGGTGCCGTAACCCTACCGCGTGTTGCGGTAGGGAATAACACTGCGACTTACCAGTCCTCGGACGGGTTGGTCAAAGTGTCCGCGTCTCACGCCTACGGGCGTAGGACTCGGCGTACCTTCCGTGTGGATCACTCCAAGATCGCTGCGGATCCGTTGATCTCGGCGCAGAACATCAAGTACTCGATGTCATTTTACATCGTTACCGATGTCCCGCCAACCGGGTACACGAACGCACAGGTCCTCGATGTGCAGCAGGGTTTCCTAACTGCTATTCGAGCCTCTTCCGATGCGCTTCTCACCAAGTTCAATGGTGGGGAGTCGTAAGGGAGAGGATAGGAACAATCCTCAAGACGTTATAGTGTCCGTTTTTGTAGGACTACTTATCCGTCTTGTTGTGTGGTTGCTTAAGGCTGTTTACAACGGCCTTCGGTAGACATCAGACTAAGGATTACCCCAGCCCCCTAATGGAGGTGAGGTATGAAAAGCCTGATGTCGCTTTGGGACGTGCTAGCTAATGAAACAGCTAGCTGGTGCTCGACAAGCGCCACGATGGACAGCAAAACTGTTCATCGCCGTGTCGAACATGAAGGGTTGTCGTTTCTCACGATTACCCTAACGAACTTTGGAAAAGACTTCGAAAGAGGTCTTGACCAGGGTTACGTTGATCGTCATCTCTTCCAAGGTTTCTCATGGAAGGGAGGGCTCCCCCGTTTTCTCGGAGGTTTCCTCGATCAAGTGTTCGACCGGTACAGTGGTCTACTGCTCGATGTACCATCAGTAGATGCCATACGATCCGTGCGTCAGCTAACGCTGATGTACGGGAAGTTGCTCGTCGAGTGCAGTTTGCCTCGACGAGAGGCAGCTTTCCAAAAATACATCGAGTGTGAACAGGAGGTCCGTAATGGACAATATTTCGGACATCACGGTAACCGTGATGACTTCCTTCGCGAAAGACAATCCGCGTTCGGAAGAGTATTTCTACAGCAAGACCACATGGTCTATGCTGGAGCAAATGCTCCGAGACATGGACCGGGCGCCACGTGTGACGGTTACCTTGGTAATTCCAAGTATAACTGCCTAACCTGGACGACCCGGCTCGAGGAGGTGTTCCCCTTTGGGGAGTATCTCCTCCCTAGTTGGTCTGATCTTCATTCGGATCGACTGGAGCAAATAACACTCCTGGAACCCGAGGACGAGTTACCCGTTAGGGTGACAGACGTTCCTAAGACCCTCAAGACACCTCGCATTATTGCGATTGAACCCACCTGCATGACTTATGTGCAGCAGGGTCTTCTTCGCAGTATTGTGGGAGACATCGAGAGAGATGACATCCTCTCCTGTTTCCTTGGTTTCTCGGACCAAACGCTTAATCAACGTATGGCGAGAGAAGGTTCGCTAACTGGCGAACTAGCTACGCTCGACTTGAGCGAAGCTTCTGATCGTGTTTCGAATCAGCATGTAGAGTTCCTTTTCATGCATTACCACTGGCTCAAAAAAGCCGTGGCTGCATGCAGGAGCACGAAGGCTGATGTCCCTGGATATGGAATCATCCCTCTATCCAAGTTCGCGTCGATGGGTTCATCACTTTGCTTTCCGATCGAGGCCATGGTTTTCTTGACTGTGATCTTTGTCGCGATAAGCAGAGCGATAGGTAGGCCTCTGACCGCAAAAGACAGATTAAGTCTTCGCGGAAAGGTGCGTGTCTATGGGGACGATATTATCGTCCCTGTGGAATATGTTGAGATCGTTGTTGAGACCCTTGAGCTATTCGGCTTTAAGGTTAACTCACGTAAGAGTTTCTGGACTGGTAAGTTCAGAGAATCTTGCGGTAAGGAGTACTATGGCGGAGAGGACGTTTCTATAGTCCGCTTCCGGCGAGTATTCCCCACACAACGACGGCACACTGAGGAGGTGGTATCGCTCATTTCCTTCCGAAACCAGCTGTACTATGCCGGTTATTGGAAGACGTGTGCGTACCTTGATGTCCTTATCGAAAGGATAGTAAAACATTATCCGATCGTTGAGGACACCTCTGTGATCATAGGCCGGACGAGCTTCCTTGGCTATCAAAGCCAGAGAACTCATCCCACTCTCCACTCTCCCCTTGTCAAGGGAGTAGTACGGGAGTCTCGACCCCCAGCTTCCAAGCTGGATGGGTCGGGGGCTTTGCTCAAATTCCATTTGCGCAAGGTTCTTGATGTTCAGGACGTAGCGATATATCCTGACTGTCTCCCTTCTGTAGATGGTTTATGTTCCCTAGATGTTAGGGCTCTCGAACCTTTGTTTGAGGATCCGAAGCACTTGGAACGTGCCGGGCGTCCTAGGTCCGCTAACCTTAGATCTAGGTGGGCGCAGCCCTTTTAGTATCTGGGCTGCGCCACGGGAGGCATGGATTTAATCATGCCTTGGGTCTTTGACCCACGGGGGGGATCCGGTGTATCCCTTCTTGGGATTTTGGGGCTTTCGCCCCCACTGGTCCCTTCTTGGAGGTTCTGTTTGCCGCGTCAACGGTGCCGTTTGGTGCCG